TGGCCTGTTGGCTGAAAAGGGTCATGGCGGCGTCGAAATTGCCGGTCTGGGCCAAAGCGGCCATTGCCCGGTAGTACTCTTCGCCGCCTTCTCCTGCCGCCGCCAAGGCTTCGGCGTTGGCGCGCACCGCCGCCTCCTGACCATAGAGCGCGTTGATCAGGCGCATGGCCTCATCGGTGCCGAATGCCTGTTGAATTTCTGCGGCCTCGAAGGCATCGAGCGTCTCACCGTATCGCGATTGCAGATCGGCCAGAATATCCGGCATGGCGCGGAGCTGGCCGTTTTCATCAAGAATGCGCACCCGGATCGGGTTATCGCCTTCCGTGCTCAACTCGGCAAAGGCCTCATGGGCGCGCGCCGCCGAGGTGGCAAAAGCCCGCAAAGCCGTGCCCGCTTCACCGGCCTGCATCTGGCCTTGCATCATGCCAAGCAAGGCCATTTGCTCGGTCATCGTCATGCCCAGATTGGTGGCCCCGGCCCCCGCACTTTCGATGGCCTGAGCCATCGCGGCACCATCGGTGCGGAACTGTTGAACCGCCGCCGAAAGGGACGCGCCGAACATGTCGCCCCATTCACTATCGGTCAGCTCTTCGAATTGCAGGCGGAAGATATCGTATGCCCCGGCAAAAAGGTTGGTCATGGTGCTGACCTCGGACCGGGTGGCGCGGGCCACAACGGTGGCGGCGGCGGTCATGTCGGCCACGCCCTGATCGGTGAGCGAGCTGATCCCTGAACGGATGTCATAGGCGGCAGTCACAAAGGCGTCTGAGGTTACCCCCGCCCATTGCATCTGCATTTCTTGCCCGCGCCGCACGATCATATCCAGATCGCGCACACCCAGCGTCGCCAGCTCACCGCGCGCGCGCTCGACCTGGCGGATCGAGTTGGTGAAGCTGGTCACCATCCTCTGAGCGCCAAGCGCCACACCGGTTGCCACCGCCCCAGTCCCGGCAAGCCGCATGGAGAGCTGGAGGCGGCGGTTCATCCGTTCCGAGGCGCGCGCGATGGTGTTTTCCGCATCCCTCAGCGGTGCCGAGAGCCGGTCTGCCAGGCTCACCAGGACATCGACACCTACTGTTGGGACCATAGCTTCTCTCGCTCTTTCTCAAGGTAGGTTTTGGCGTCCTCGAAGGTTTCGAGGAGATCTTCCACTGGCAACTCATCGATCTCGGATGGTTGCCAGTGGAAATGTCGGCTCATGAAAAGGGCGACCGGGCGCAGCCTTACGTGATCTATGCCCCCGATACGCCCATAAACTCCCCCACCTTGGCACTCACCGCGCCAAAGTCTTCGGTGTCGAGCTCCTCCACCAGCTTGGGCGACACCTCGGCCAGATCGGCGATCATGTGGATGGATTTCTCCATGTCATCCTTGTGCTTCTGGGCCTTTTTCATGTCGCGCATTTTCGGGCGGCGAATGGTGATCTCGGTGATCTCCGCACCTTCGAAGGTGAAGGGGTGCTCCAGGGTGATGGTTTCGCTATGTGCCATGTCTCAGCCTTTCTTGTGGGTGCGCTATGCTGGCGCTACCTGAGCGCGCTCAGCGCGCGATATTGATGCGATGTTGCGCCAGGAGGTCTTTGCCGCGCACGCGGAACACCATGTTCTCCTGGTCGATCTCGAAGAGCTCCACGCGATCGCGCTCGCGCTTGTAATAACGCAGGCTCATTTCGAGCTTGAGCGGCACGCCCTCGCCATCCTTCCACTCACCCTCATCGAGGACCTTGAGGAAACCGCGCATCTTGATGTTGTGCGCGTGGGTGGCCCCATCGCCGTCTTCGGCCGATCCCTTGATGGTGAACGGGATCAGAGAGCCCTCGGTGATGTCGAGGGTCTCATAGAGGTGCGGATCGAAGCCCTCGAAAGTGAGCTTGGCCATCAGCGCATTGGCCAGGCGCGCCATTCGCACCTCGATAGGGCCAGCCATGCCCGCCGCGTTGAATTCGCGGGTGGCCACCTCGATCTTGGGAACCTCAGCCGCTGATGCCACACCGGCGAAGCCGTAGCCATCGACAAAGGTGTTCATGAATTTCAGAATATCACGCATGGTGTTTTCCTTTCTGCGCTATAGGCTTGCTGCTTGAGCGCGCCCCCCCTCAGGCCGCGGTCGGCAGGACCTCGGAGAGGTAGCCGTTGTTGATCATGGAGCGGAAAGTGATGTGCTCGGCGGTGGGCGTCTCGACCCAATCGTAATCGAAGTATACCTTGCCTGCTTCCAGCGCCTCGGGTGTGTTGAGGTCGGGATCGGCCCAGCACCTGAAGCCCGCCAGCGCGCCGACGGTGATCATGCGCCGCCCGTAGGCGTTCACGCCCTCGATCACATCCTCGAAATAGGTGCGATCCGCGTTGCGGTCCACGGCCCAGAAATGCGCTTGCATGATGCTCTCGTTGATCATGTCGGCGACCCGGCGGCGCTTGAGGAAAGCCCACTTGGGATCGGCGCTGAGGGTGCGGTTGCCCCAGAGACGATAGCCATCACGCTGGATGATCGTCGTGACCTCATTCTCATTGAGGATGTTGGCGCGCGAGGTCGCATCGCCCAGGGTGAAATCGATGGGCCGGGCGGTACCCAGGATGCCATCGATGAGCCGGTTGGACGGCGAGTGCCAGAAGCCGCGCTCGGCGTCGGATTTGGCGATCACGCCCGCGATACGGGCCGAGGCCGGGCGGATGATCTCGGTGGAAGTCACGGTATCCCAGACCTTTACCCAGGGATCGACCAGGTAAACGCGATCCGAGCCGAAATTCGCACGATAGGTGATCGCATCGGCATCGTTGGAATTCGGGCCATCTGCAATGATCACGCCGCGCAGCTTGGTCGCAATCGAAATCAGATCGGCCACCACCGCTTGTTCCTGGGAGAACTCAGGCACCACCAGGATGCGCGGAGCAACGCCCAGCTCGCTTTCAGCGGTAAGAAGCACCTGGAGCCCCTCGGGCAGACCAGTGATCGCATCGGTGCCGCCGATCACATTGGACAGGGTGGCGGCATCGTCGGCGCCTTCCTCGACGCGCACGATAACCGCGATTGCACCGGCCTGATCGAAGATATCATCGATGGCGGGCATGAGGGTGCCAGCGTCACCCAGTCCAGCCGCATCGCTGCGCTTGCCTGCGATCAGCACGGGCTTGTTCAACGGGAACTTGTCGGCATCGGCGTTGGGGGCGGTGCCCACGATGCCAATAACCGAGGAGCGCACGGTGCGGATGGGGCGCGTGCCGGTGTCGATCTCGACAACCTCAACGCCGTGGAGGAATTGCTCAGGCATGATTGTTGCCTCCTTCGTTAAGAGCATTTGCGGTTTGGATTTGGGTGATCGCGCCCTGCACCTCTTGGGCCAGTTGCGCGAATACCGCCGCGATCCGGGCTTCGACCTGATCGAGCGGCACGGCCTCATCTGTTGCGGCGATGATCGCGGCGCGTCCCTTCGCGCGAATGCCAGCCGCGACGCCGACAAGCTCAAGGAACTGATCGGCCTTGACGATGATCTTTGCGGCCAACTCGGCCTCGGTGATGCCAGCGCCTTGCGCCTCCGCGCCAAGCATGGCGGTTTGACCGGGTGTTACCGTGCCCGCTTCAAAGGCGCGCGCCGCTTCCTCTTTGACCTTCCAAGTGTCGCGCTCGGCCTCGGTCGCGCCGCCGGTGAGTGCCACCAGATAGCTGGCGTGTTCGTCGTCGATCCGGGCCAGCGCCGCCTGGCGCTGATCCTCACGAGCGACAGGTTCGACCACCTCGTTGGGGAGGTCCGCCACCTCGCGTGTTATCGTTGCGTGGAGGTCGCGCCCAAACTCGTCAGGGTCATGCTCGGACGCGGTGAACGGTATCCAGCCCAATTCAGGGTGATTGAATTCACAGCGAATTGAGCCATCCAGCGTGAGCAGCGGATTTCGATACAGCATTACGCGATCCTCATGAACAGAGTTAGAAAGCGACCCGTCGAATAGTTGTTCCCGCCCATTGCCCGCCAGGACCCCGACAGCGAATTGGAGCCGCGCATGTTGTAATCGTGGTTTGCGCTGGTGAACGTGTTGGGCCCCAACACGGAAGATTGGTAATTGGCGGCGGGGTATAGGTCGGCACCCGCATAGATTTCACCGGGAACGGCTGGTCCTACCGTGCTTTTGTAGGCGAACACATACGACCCGACCGCACCGTAACCCTGAGCCGCTAGGTGCGCGGCCATAGCTTTCTTCGTCAGAAATGGCGTCATGACGGCGGCGTTATTCGTGCCGTTCTGCGCCTCGGCTTGTGTCGCCCTTGTGACACTGAACGTGACCGCCTCATTGCCCTGAACGTCCGCGACCAGATTTGTGATCGTGATGCCCGTGCCCGCCCCGATGTTGGCGGTGTCGAGGACTGTGTAAGCCCCCGCACCCGCAGCATCCCCGTGCTGCTGGCCGCGATACACCTTCAGGCCCTGCGAACCGTCAAACCCAAGCTGACCGTCGGTCGTGAAATCCGCCGCCTCCTGGTTCTTCAGGATCACCGACTTGGCCCGCACATCAGCGGGCTCGATCTTGGCGAGAATGTCGGCGGCGGTGTATTCTGATGCGTCCAGTTTCGCCGCCAATGCGGTCAGAATGGCGGCAATACTGTCATCGTTATCGGTCAGCGCCGTCGCGATCTCGTTGAGCGTATCCAGCGCACCGGGTGCTCCGGCCACAAGCGCCGCAATGGCCGCGTCAATCTCCGCCTGGGTCACAAACCCGGTGGAAGCCAGCCCCTCGACCTGCGTTTTCAGCCAGGATGTGCGGTTGGCGAGCTGCTGCGCGGGTACGTTGGTGATGCCCTGGCCCTGTGCCAGGTCGGGAGGACCGCCAACAACCGGATCGGTGGTCTCGATCTGATAAATCTCGTTTTCCCATTGGGCCTGTTCGTTCAGTCCAGCCATCAGGCAACTCCGTGTGTGAAAATGCCGTCATGCCCAATCCGGGCGTTGTAGGTGTTCAGCGCCTCGGTGAAGTCCAATGCCTTGAGATGGCAATGGGCTGGCGCTACGTCGGCGAGGATGCGGCGCACCTGATCGGCTTGCTCTATAGTGATTGGGCGGGTCAGGAAGGCGCGATATTCGGCCCAATGATCTGGTGCAGCGTAAGTGACGGAGCCGTCATGTATGTGGGTACCATCGTGGAAGTCCCAGCCATGACGCTCGACCACCGCAACCTCGCCATATCCAGCCGAAGCGAGTGCGCGCTTGACCGACGCCAAGGTGCCCTTGTCGCGGTGGATACTGATCGAGCCCGCAATCACGTTGCGTTTCTGATCCTCTGACCAGCCCTCATCCCATTCATCCACGGATAGCGCCCAGGCCAACCAGGGCAGAAGATGCAGCGGACAGCGGAACGGGTCCCAAAGCGTCTCGATCACCTCGTGGATGCCCATCAGGCGCTCGGCCATGACTTGCTCCACAATGCGGGCAAGCGGGGTCGCGTTAGGTGGCAGAAGGGTTTGCATCTCAGGCATCTCGCCCTCCGATCACCACCGAGATATCGGCATCAGGATCGCACCACGCGGCCTCGCGCGGGCCGATCACCAGATCGTCGGTAAATGCCCCGAGATCGACGTTCTGGACGCCCTCCTGATAGAGTGCGGCATTCAGCCCGGCGATAACGACATCATGGCCAAGCTGGTGGCGGCGGATCACAAAGGTGCGCAAAGCCTGGGTGGCGGTGTCCAGAACCGGCTCTGCGCCGGGGCCTTCAAAAAGGGTCAGCGTGGCCGCGATCTGGTAGGGTGTGACGCTTGCCGGTTCCACAATCAGCACCGCGTTTAGCGGCTTGCGGGCGGTCAGCTCCTCCTCCACCCGCGCCAGCAATGCGGCGGACGGGGTGCCGTCGTCCTCGGTGGACAGCACGGTGACGCGCACCTCACCCGGTGTCTCGGTCTGGGTGACAGCGATATCCTTGACCAGCGGTGACGCTGAAAGGCCCCAGAACACATAGGCCCCGCGTGTTCCGCATGTGGTGAAACCTTCAGGCGCAAGCTGAATGCGTGCGCGAAACCGGGTGTCACTCTCAAGCACCGCCTCGATGGGCGGGGTGGCAGTCGGGTCAGCCTCCTGGATCACCTGCCGCGCGACACCATAGAAGGCGGCGATGTGATCCAGCACAGCGCCGGTGGCGAAAGCCAGCAAATTGCCCTTACCCGCGTCTTGAACCGCCGCGCGGGTCAGCATCTCGCGATAACTGTCCTCCTGCAACAGGATCGCCAGCGGCTCGCTTTCCAACTCCAGCGCGGCCGTGACGGTGGCAAGTAAATCGGCATCGCCTAAATCGGCCACCAGCTCCAACACCCGTGCCGTTCGGTCGGAGAGGATGGTCTCGAAACCAGGCTGGTCTATGATCGTTGGCGCGGGAAGCCGGGTGAGATCGATCGCGGTGAAACTCATAGCACCACCCCATCCAGCCTGATCTCACGGCCCTCGGGGAGGTAGACGCCATCCAGCGTGATCGAGAGGCGACCTTCCTCCATCTCTTCGGGCAGCGCCTCAGCCTGGACGCGTGTGACGCGCAGGCGGGGCTCCCATTTGCGCAGGGCATCGACGGTGGCCGCATAGATCAGCGCCAGGGTGAGCGGTGTCAGGTTTGTATCGATCAGATCAAGTAGCCCGGACCCATAGTCGCGCCGCATGACACGCGACCCTAAGGGCGTGATCAGGATATCGCGCACCGATTGGCGCAGATGATCCAAGCCATCGACAGCGCGCCCGTTGTTTGCGTTGAGGCCGGTGACGCTCATTTGGGGCCTCCCGTGTCAGCGGGGCCAGGCACAATGCCGCCATGCACATGCGTCTTGAGGCTGATCCCATCGGCGATCACGTCGCCATTGACGGTGACGTTGCCCGGCGCAGTGATATCGACATTGCCGCCGCTGATCGTGATCTCGACACCACCCGGATAGACAGTCTTGAAAACACCATCCGCCGCCTGGGCCGGGTTGTTGCCGTTGGCCAGGGCGCAGACAATCGCGCCATTTCGGAACTCGCCAGAGGTCGAAACGACAAACACCTCCTCGCCGACGCTATAGCCCCAGCTCTCATGCGCATCGCCCGCGCGGCGGGTTCCCATGCGCAGCCAGCCGGTGAGGAGCTCACCGATCCGCACGCGTGCCTTCGGCGGGGTGGCATAGTTGACCTCCTCGACAACGCCCATCTGGGCGATATTGCCGAGGCGGCGGTCATTCTCGCGGGTATCAAAATCGCTCATGCCACCTCTCCGCCTATGGAAACGGTGTGCGGCGTGGCTCCTGGTCCGGCATGGGCCGCAATCGTGGCCTCGACGGTGAAGCGCAACGCACTGGCAACCTGGGTGTCGCGGATCACGTCACGCCAATCGGCCAGCACGAAACGGGCTTTTTCGCTGAGGTCTCCCAGTGGCGTCTCGGCGTCAAAGCCGAAATGCACGGGCGCGGCCACCAGGTTGGCGATCAGCGGCTCGACCTCCAGCGCATCGATCTCATCGGCGCGCAGCTCGGCGCGAACTACGCCCGTCAGCGCGGCCTTGCGCTCCCAGTCGCCCTCGATGCCCCCCGCCGAGATGAACTTGATTTGCTCGACCGCGACCACAACCGCCTGGGCATCCCACATGGTCTCGACCACCTCGGGAAGCGAGGCGATGAGACGAGAGTGCATCTCGGCGGCAAATCGGGTGCGCAGGCGCATGGTATTCCTCAGACTGACATCATCGAGAGCGAGCTGAAGCTCACCTCATCGGTCGGGGTTTCACCCGGATCGGCGGGGGTGAGGATGCTCACCAGCTCCTCGAAACGGGCGTTCAAAGTCTTGACCTTCTCTTCAACCTCATCGGCATCGAGAAACCGGTATTCGACCGATCCCTCCAGCCGCCCCACCTTTGCCGCGCCGTCGAGCGCGAAGGTGTTGAGCCAGGGAAAGGCGCTGGCCAAGGCGCGCACGGTGAGCGCCTCGGCCCATTGCTCATCGAGATCGTCGGGCGCGGCCTCGATGCCGGTAGCACGGGCGAGATCGCGTCGGGCAATCTCGATGTGATTGGAAAACAGGGTTTCCGGCACCTCCTGGGGGAGGTTGGCATAGGCCCTGATTTCATCCGGTGTGATGCTCACGCCCGTGGCTCCTTTTCGCCTATCGTATTGCTACTTGAGGCGTCGCTTACTCGCCGAGCACGGCAAACTGCTTCACCGCAATCTCAAAATCGAAGGCCATATCGTAGGTGTATTCGAGCGCCCGCTTGCGCGAGTGATACGCACGATCACGCTTGATATCGGTGTGCAGGCCATAGACCAGGTTTGGCATCGGCGTGAACGCTACCGAGCCTTGCGGCACCATCGGATGCGTCTCGATGGTCTTGCCCCGGAAGCGGCGGGCCGGGCTGTTGCTCTGGACCTCTGAGCCGGTGACCGGCGCGTTGATCTCCTCGGCATAGGCATCGGCATCCGCTTCGTTCATGATGAACGCAGAGGTTGCCCGCACGCGATCATCTGCGGTCTCCATGATCGTCTTGAGCGAGGCAATCCAGCCATTGAGCGCCGGATCGATATCGACCTTGGGCGTATTGGCGGCATCGCGCATGATCTGAAGCCAGCCCTTGTTGAGCCGGATGAACTTGGCCGCGCGATCCGCGCCCGTGGCATCATCGGCCACGCCGTTGAAGCCCAGATCGACGATATCGTTGCCCAGGCGGGTGTTGAAGCCGGTCTCCACCTCTTTCTGGAGGTTGGGGTTGTCCTTGTTGTCGCGCAGGAAATCGAGCGTGAGCGAAGCGAAGAGCTGGACATCGAGCGCGGTCAGCTTGCAGCCGAACTCGCCAGTGCCGGTCAGCTCGGCATCGGTGGGCTCCTGGCCTTGCGGCACGCGCACAAGCTGGCGGCGCGCGATATCCATCACATCCACATCGCGGGTCAGGCGGCTCATGCGGATCGTGGTGACCTTCTTGAGGAAGGGGTCCGCAAAAAGCATGGTGATCAGCTTGGCGGCTTCCTGGGCTTTCAGCCCGCCGCCGTTGCGAAGGTCCTCGGGCTCGATGAGCGCCTTGGCTAGCGCAACAATGTCTTGGCCGGTCCAGCCGGATTTAAGAGTGATCTTGCTCACAGGAAGCTCTCCTCAACGGTGCCCGTGTTCGGGTCGGTTTCCGTCACGCCCTTGGCGAGGGCCTTGGTGATCTTGTCGTCGATCTTGCCTTCCAAGGCGGTGAAGCCCTTTGCGATGGCCTTTTCGATGTCGGTTTCGCCGCCCTCGGGCGCAGGGGCCGGATCGGTGGCGGGTGCCGGTGCGGGATCGGCGGTGCCGCTCACGCCTGCGGATTTCAGGGCATCCTTGATCGCATCGCCCAGCTCGCTCTTGAGCGTATCGCGCACGATTTCCTGGACTGCTTCTTTGTCCATGTCAGTCTCCTCGATGGGGTCTTGGGGGTGTGCGCCGGTCAGCGCCTTGATCAAACGCTCGACCCAGCCAGGCGCGGCGTCTTTGGTTTTCTCGGTGTACCGAGGGTTGGCCGGATCATCCGGCTCAGGCTTCATGCGCGCGATCCCAGCCAGGGAGATGCCGTTCAGCTCGCCGGATTTCAGTTGCTTCCAGAGATCGGGATCGCCGATCTGGATGCCGACTGCCCAGGCCCCCTCGGGTTCTCCAGGGAAAAGGGCATCATCCTTGCGCACCAGCCAGCTCTCGGCCACGAAAGCCATCTCGGTGGTAAAGGAATGTTCGGTGTCGATGTTCTGGAGCCGTCCCTCGCGCATGAATTCCGCCTGCGCCTTGCGGATCGTCGCGGCATCGGCAGTATCGCCATGCGCATCCTCCTGATCGGGGGCGTAGACGATGCCATAGGCGCGCATGAGCTCATCATCGGTTTTGATGATCTCGAAGGTCGCGGCGCGTTCGCCCGCCTTGGCGGATTTCAAGGTCAGGCCCTTGCCGGTCGCGGGGGTTTTGACCAGCGAAAGGAAGCTGACGGAAAGATCTTTGAGCTTGGCCAAAGGATCGGCTCCAAGGGTTAAAGTGACGTGTTGAAATCACTCTTGCCGGATCGATTGCGGTGGTGAAAGATGGGCTGCGGCCTTCTGGTTTATAACTAAACTTTCAAAGACTTAGGGGAATGTCGCCCTGGATTTTTGCCCTGTATCTCTGGGGGCATGAGTACCAAAGGCCCTCCCCAAATTGCCGCCGAGGCAGTCACCGTCACGGTCCAGAAATCCGACATCGACGGGCTTCTCAGCACGCGCGCCGATACCGGGCTCGATGGCGAATACATCTGGCCCATTGAGCCGAGCGCCCTGGCCAAACTCTATCGCGCCAGCTCCGAACATAGCCGGGCCATACATGTGAAGGCCGAGAGCGCCTTTGGCGGTGGCCTCCTGGGTGAGGCCTCCAAGATCGAGGAGCTTTGCGATACCGGCGCGACCGAGCTTTTTACCCAGCTCGGGCTTGATCTCGAAACCTATGGCAACGCTTTCCTACAGGTGATCCGCTCCAGCGATGGTGAGCGCATCCTCGGTCTGCGCCGCCTGCCAGCGGTGACCATGAGCCGCCTGCGCGAGGGCTTTCTCCAGCGGGTTCCCAGGGCCTATGGCGACACCCAGAAAATCCGCTTCACCGCCCACGAGATCGTGCATCTCAAAGAGCTCTGCCCCGAGGGTCGGCACTACGCCATGCCCACCTGGATCGGTGGGGTGGGTATGCTGGAGCTGGCCTATGCGGCCATCCGTTACAACGCCTCGTTCTTCAAGAACAACGCGATCCCGGAGTATGCCATCACCTTCAAGGGTGTGACGCCGAGCGCCGCGCAAAAAGAGGCGATCCGAGAGTTTTTCCGCAACGATTTTCAAGGCATGGACAATGCCCACCGCACGCTGATCCTCACATCCGGTGAAGAGGGCGAGGTGGGGATCGAAAAACTCACGGCGGATGTGAAGGACGGCGATTTCCTCAAGCTGATCGATGCCGCCCGCGACCGCATTCCCGTGGCGCATGGCACCCCGCCGCGCATTTTAGGGATCATGTCGGCGGGCCAACTCGGCGGCGGCGGCGAGGTCTCTGGTCAGCTTTTCATTTTCGAGCACCTCACGCTCAAGCCCAAGCGGCGGCGCATGCTCGACCAGTTGCGCCCACTCCTCACGGAGTTGGGCCTCGCCCCTGGTGATCCCGACTCAGGCCTCGCCGAGGGTCAGGTGGCGTTCCGCCCGCTTGATCTAACGCCGCCCAAAGACGATGCCGAGAACCTGCCGGAGCTGGTGCAGGCGGGCATTGTCACGCAAGACGAGGCCCGCGCGCTTCTGCCCGCCCTCGCCAATCTCTCTGGGAGCGCCTCAGAGGGCGCAGGAGAGCCGATTGCCCGCTCGGCACCCACCACCACGATCCAGGCGCTTGCGGCGCTCCTGGCGCGTTCCTGAGGGGCTGAGCGGCAATGGCGAAGCACCCCAAGGATCAAAAAGGCGCAGGAGAGGCCCGTAGAGCGCTGGAAGGCTCTTCCGGCTACCCTAACACCAAAAAAGGCGAGAAGGCCACGCAGCGGGCCGCAGATCGCCGCTCAGGGGTATCCAGGGGGCGCGGACGACCTGCCAAGTACACCGAGGCACAACGCGAGCAAGCCTATCTCGAATTCCTCGCTGGCGACAGCTCCACCGAAATCGCGGCCCGGATCGGGTGCAGCCCGCGCACCGTGCGCCACTGGATCGAGCGCGGCGAGTGGATGACCGAGTTGCGCAAGCGGCGCGAAACCACCATCGGCCTCGAAGAGCAAATCTTTCGGCTGAGCCGCGCCAAAAACCCCAGCAACGCCCAGGCACAGCGTCTGGCCATGCTCACCAAGGCTCTGGAGCGGCTCAAAAAGGCTGCGCCCAAGCCCAAGCCGCGCCCCATTGTGGCCAATGCCGTATCGTCCGAAGCGCTCGCCCGCGTGCTTGATCCCGAATATGGGCTCTATGGCTACCAGGTCGAATTCCTGGAAAGCGAAGAGCGTTTCCGCATCATCCTCAAAGCCCGCCAGATCGGGTTTTCCTATGTGGTCGGGCTGGCGGTGCTTCTCGGTGCGATGGCGGGACGCCCGCAAATCGTGGTCTCGGCCTCCGAACGCCAGGCGCAGATCATCCTCGGCTATGTGCGCCACCATGCGGCGCGCCTCGATGTGCTCCTGGAGGAGGACAAGGCCAACAAGATCACCGTGATGGGGGCCGATATCGTCGCGGTTTCCACCAACTTCCGAACCGCCCAGGGCTGGCCCGGCGATGTCTGGCTCGATGAGTTTGCCTGGGTGCGCAATCAGCGCATGCTCTGGGCGGCGGTGATCCCTTCAATCACGGCCATCGGGGGCCGCGTCACCGTGTTTTCCACGCCCTTCCTGCCCGGCTCGCTCTTCTGGGAGATCGCCACCAACCACAAGAACAAGCACGATCACTGGTGGCGCAAAACCATCACCATCGAGGATGCCATCGCCCAGGGCATGCCCCTTCCAGGTGGCCTCGATGAGCTGCGCATGCTCTTCGATAGCGAGAGCTGGGCGATGTTTTACGAATGCCAATGGGCCGAAAACGGCTCGGCGCTCCTGTCCTGGGAACTCCTGCACTCGCTCACCACCGAGGCGATCATCCCCGCCAACTTTGGCCGCTTGCGTGGCGGCGTTGACGTGGGCCGGATCAATGACCGAACCGCGATTGCCCTGGTTGGCCAGGAGCATGAGCGCGCCAAGTGGAAGGATCGCTATGCGCTGATCCACCATGAGATGCACAAGGGCCTCCCCTTCGATGCCCAGAAAGCGCGCATCCATGAGGTCGATGGCCGCTTCGATATCGAAAGCTGGAAGGTGGACAAGACCGGCCTCGGCATGCAGCTCGCCGAGGAGCTCCACAAGGTTGCGCCCGAGCGTTTCGAGGGGGTTTGGTTTTCCGCGCAGCGCAAGGCCAAGCTGGCGCTCAACATGCTCAAGCTGGCCGAGGAGCGCCGCCTCCTCCTGCCCAATGATCCCGATGTTCTGGCGCAGCTCCACTCGATCCAGAAGCTCACCAGCGGCACCTCGATCAAGTATGACGCCGAGCGCAGCGATGATGGGCACGGGGACCTCTTTTGGGCCGTGGCGCTCGCCGCCGATGGCCGGGCCAAGCCGGGCGGCGGGGCAAGCGGCCTCGGGGTGGAGGTGTTGCGATGAGCCTGCCCCTGCAACGCTGGACGCTCCAGATCGCCGAGAAACTGCGCGAGATCGCCACGCGCCAGGGCAATGTGCCCTTCGATAAAGGCGATCTGCGCAAGGCGCATGTGGTCGAACCATCGGGCACCACCGATGCGATCCTCTCGGCGAACACGCCCTATGCGCGCGCCGTTCACGATGGGCGACCCGCGATCACGATCAAGCCTAAGCGCAAGAAGGCGATGGCCTGGCAGGGGGCACGGCACCCCGTGAAATCCGTCAATCAACCGGCACGCAACGGCAATCCCTGGCTTGCGCGCGCCGTCGAGGACTTGGAGCGCGAGGGGTTGGATTTCCTCGCGCCTGAGGTTGGCCAGGAGGTGGCCGATGAGCTCACGCAGGCGCTGCGCGCCCGTGGGCTGAGAGTGCGCCGCCAATAGGCGGAACACTTTGTTTTTGAATGAGCCAGCAAAGGATATCGATCATGGCGCAAAGCAAGACCCAAAAGCCTACCGAGGACGCGAAAAACTCGACCAAGGCCACCGAAACTACCGCCAAAGCCGAAGAGGCCAAGGCACAGGAAACCAAGGCACCGGCTGAGGATGCCAAAGCCCCGGCCAAGAACGCCGCGTCACAGGCCGCTCCAGAAGCCACGATCTTCGATCAGGCGGCGCAGTTTTGCCTTACTGGCACCGGCTCCGAGCCCGCAGAGGCGCGCGCGATCTGGGACGGCATGGGGTGCGATCAGCTCCCGGCACCGCTCGCCGTGGCCGCGTTCGATTGTGCAGTGGCCCAAGGCCAGAACCTCGCGCAGCGCCTTCTCGGTAAACTTGGCATCGATGCCGATCCCGAGGAGATCGAGGCCAGCGTGAGTAAAGCGCTTGACCGCCAGTCCGAGGCCGAGCTCACCACCGATTTCCTCGCCTGGCGGCTGCGCCGTTACGCATTCACCGGCAATGCGGCCACCAAGATGAAAGACCAAGCGTCCCACATCTTGCGGCTCCAGGCCTTCATCCTGAGCGATTTGACCACCTGATCGCCCATTTCAACGCTGCGCCGATCACGGCGCAGCCCTTCCAAAGGAGGCACCTATGAAACTCATTCCGAACTGGAAATCCGTGGCCAAGCGTGCGCATAGCATGTGGGCATTCTATGCAAGCCTTTTCTGCCTTCTCCTGCCCGAGATCATCTTCTGGGGCTGGGGTATCGACACCAATCCGCGCATTTGGTGGGGAGCCGGTGTTGCCCTCCTGATCTACGGGATCATTGGCCGCATCTGGGATCAGGGCATCGATAGCTCGAAAACCAACTCTCCGTGGATTATGGGGGTCATTGCGCTTGTGGCCGTTGCCGCAATCGCATTCGGTTCTGGACCTGCGCGTGATGCCTTATCGCAGCCAGAAACCGCTTTGCCGCATGAAGTCTCGACGCCCGCAAACCAAAGCGGTGATCAAGCCTTTCTGGAGGTGGCGATCCCCTTCATTGGCCGATGGGAGGGCCTTCGCCTGGAGGCGTATCTCGATTTGGTGGGCGTTCCAACGGTTTGCTACGGTGAAACCAATGGCGTCAGCTTGGGCGACAGCTACACCCGCGCCGAATGCGATGAGATGCTGGCGCGTCAGGTGTTGGCCTATCGGGAGCGATTGCGCCCGGCCTTTACGGAGGAAACCATCCGCGAGCGCCTTCCCGTCGCACGCGATGTTGCCTTCACCAGCTTGGCTTACAACGTGGGTGTCGCCGGGACTGCCCGAAGCACGGCGGTGCGGCGACTCAACGGGGCCGATGTTTCCGGTGCTTGCGAAGCCCTCGGCTGGTGGAACCGGGCGGGCGGGCGTGTAGTGCGCGGCCTGGTCAATCGGCGCGCCGAGGAAACCGAGCTCTGCATGGCAGGTCTCGCATGATACCCCGGCCAACCGCCTATGTGCTGGCGGTTGCGGTCTTTGGGGCCGCAATCGCCAGTGTCTACGCCCTCGGTCGCAAGAGCGCCGAGGCTGATATCACAATCGAGAATGAGGAGGCCGGAAATGCGGCAGATCGGGCGAGTAGCGTGTTTGAGCGCTGCATTGATGCTGGGGGCGTGTTCGACTTTGCAACCGGCGAGTGTCGGCGGCATTGACCGCGTGATCGGCGAGGCATTGCCTGGCGCTCAAGGTGAAACCGTCGAAGATCAGGACCGAATTGATGACACGATAGCGCGCGCCTGTGCGGCTGGGCTCTATTCATCCGATCTCTGCGATCTCCATACAGTAGCCAGCGCCGAGCGGCGCGCCGAGCTGGGCGGAGGTGGGGAGTAATGTCGAGCTTTACGTCAGCCCTCATCATCATGGCGGTGCCAAACACCGCAACCGGACTTGCACGGCTTCTCCCGCCAGGCTTCCAACGCCCCCGCTGGAAGGTGATGGAAGGTTTCCGCTATGCCGTGGGGAGCCTCGATGCCCCCCAAGACGTGATTGTGGTGCCGCACGGGTTCCAGTTTGATGGCGCATCGGTGCCGCTTCCGTTTCGTGTGCTCGTGCCGATGGCTCACCCCGATTACATCCAGGCGGCGGCGCTGCATGATTGGATGCTGGAAAGCGGGCGCTACACGCGGGCGAGGTGCGATGCGGTGTTTTTCGAGGCCTTGGGTGTGCTCGGCATGCCCGGACTTTGGCGCGGCATCATGTTCGCCGCCGTTCGCATCGGTGCGATCCGCTGGCACGCCCGTCGCCTGATGAAGGGGGTGGCGTGATGCATGTAAGCCTCAAAGATATCCTCACCTGGGGCGGCATGGCGCTTGGTCTGGTCGCGCAATGGTTCCACCTTAAAGGTCGCGTGGCGATCCTGGAGACGAAACAGGAAATGCAGGCCAAGCACCATGATGAGGCGCTGGATCGGATCGGGCACTCGCTTGAGCGAATCGAGCGCAAGCTCGATGGCAAAGCCGACAAATGACCTGCGCCATCCGCACCCGGATCGACAATCTGCGCCGCCGTGCCGAGGCCTGTGCAGACAGCATCAGCCAGATCGAAATGCGCTACGGCACCGGCGTGTCTCCCGGAAGCGATGAGCTGTACATACTGGGACGACAGTTGCGCCGGTGGCGTGATGAGGCCAATCAGTTAGAGGCCAACCTCAGCTTGGCCTCCACCGACGACAACAGCGCATAAAGCACCTCGGCGGGCACCTCGGCCGCATTACTGCGTGCTCAACACGTCGAGAATGTCGGGGTGCTCAAAGAACGCTGGTCGGTCGTGCAGCGCTTCGTAACGGCATTGATTGAACACGTTCCAGGCCGCGATCTGCGCGGGAAACCAGTCAATGGTCATGACACATCCATAAAACTGGGTAAAATCTGCCTGCGACACCCCCTCGCTGCGAATGAATGACCAGATCAGAACGCTGCGATCATCGTCGGTCATCTCCCGGAAATCAGCCAGCGGAGTGCTCTCCAGGTCCGCACGCATTACTTCTGGTGTCATGTCATCTGCCATCGCAGGTGACGCACCCACTGCCAAAGCCAAAGCCAGAAAATACGTCTTCATCTCACTCTCCAAATTCAGGGCGCTACGCTGCCAGCCGCGCCTCATGGGCGCGGACGCCATCAATGACCGCCGTGTGGTGGCGGTCAAGGAAATCGCCGATGGCGGTCAGCGTATACCCGGCCCGGCGCATCTCGAACATCGCTTCTTGTCGCGCGCGCACCAGAAATGACCAACGGCGTGGTCCGGCCAGCTCCTCGATGCTGATTTCGTGTTTCATAGCCACATCAAACGCGATCCGGCGCATGCTGATTGGTTGCTCATGGGCCTGCATGATGCGCAGAATTTCAATGGGTTGCGGCTTCTGATCGCTCACACGCAGCCATGTAGCGAGTGCATCGATCAGATCCCCGTCAGCCGGGGCCAGCGCCGCCTCCCAAAGATCGAGTTCGACCTCACCGGGCGTGCCGTAGAAGGCGAGGAAGGAGGCGAGATGCTCGCGCATTTCAGCGCCGCCTCAGGTGATGGCATGCAACAGCAAATGAGGCGACAAGCCCGATCAAAGCAAAACCTACATCAAGCGCGATGTGATCGGCTACGATCATCCCGATGGTGGCGAGCATGATCTGGATGCTCCATCCCTGCAAAACGCTCATCTCAGGCCTCCTCATAGCGCAGAAAGCGCCAGTTATCCGCCAGCTCGATCTTGTAGATGGCATCGCGGCCCAAAATGATCTCCTTGGCGGCGGTCACCTCAAGGGTGCGCGATGTGTCGGGATCAACGCGGGTATAGAGCTGATGGCCATAGAGCACCCGATCCTCATCAAGGCGCTGCATGAGCTCGGCCACGCTTTGGGCCGAGCACTCGAAATTGACCCAAAGCCGCTGACCACGGCGGCCCAGATCGGTCAGCGTGATACGAAAAACGGTCATGCCTTGTCCTCCTCGATGGGACGCCACCACCAGTGGCCGCGCGGGATTGCGGGCGTGTCGCCATTCACATCTTCAACAAACCCACGCAACTCGGTCTTACGATCCGCCTGGTGGTGCCAGACGCCAAAGGCTGCGTTGAATTCCCTGGGATGCGCCCGCCAGTAAGCATCAACCTGGTCCAACTCGGCCTGTTGCTCGGGCGTGAGCTGGTCGCGGATGAACTCATAAGCAGAGCGCTCATGCAAACACTCATCGCGGTCCATGTCGAAATCGGGATCGCCGATGGTATCATAGCAACCCAGCATTCCATCCAGCAGGGTGCCGGGGCCGAACTCCTCAGCGGTCAATCCGTAAATCTTGCGAGCCATTTCATGATCCCCCTTCCGGGCTGCTTCAATGCGGGCACCTCATCGCCCGTGGTTTCAATGCTTTCCCGCCAGTGGTGGCTGGTGATCCTGTTCTCTGACAGGTCAACGGAGGTCACCACAAAGCCCTCGATTTTCCGTCCATTGGGTCGGGTATAGGCTTGAGGCCGCACAAAGGTTGCGTTGAGTGCGCCCCTGCGCACCGAGAGATATACATCCCGATCCCCGCGCCGGATGAGATCGATGGCCGAGGCGCTGAAAGCCTCCTGTGTCTCGATCCCGAGCCGGGCCTGGTGCTTTCGGAAATGGCCGCGCACCACCTTTGTATGGGGCCAGCTTGCCGATCTGGCACGCTCGATCACCGCGCCGATCTCGCGGCGGCTTAGGGGCTCGCGATCATATGCGGCCACCGTCCAGCGGTCAATATCGCTATCGCCGCTTCCGAAATAGGCCACTGTGATGGTGCGGCACCGAAAATGATAGGGTGGGCTGGCGGTGCCATTGCCCAGCTTCGAGGTCGGCGTACCCGCGAAATCGGCGTCAGCGCCATGCATCGCCCAGGCCGCGCGGGCGGCAGGCTCGTTCCGGCGGCTCACGGCTTCCAGATAGGCATCGCGCTGGGCGCGCATCTTGGCGACATCGATGATCCGCCCGTGCATGTGGCGGCAAATGCGGGTGGTCCGTTCATCGAGCTGGGCGCGCACCTGGACGCGCGTGATCCCCGCGCGCTCATATCCAGATAAGCGCCCCATCTCGCGGGTTTTGGTGGCGGTGTGATCGGCGAGCATCTCCCAATACACCCGGCCACGTTCCGTGAGCCCGGCGAAGTCCTCGGCGAAACGCTGGGTCAGGCCCTCGCGTGTCATGCCTTCGGTAAAATAGTCCTCTAGCGCTTGGGCGAAGAGGTTCTGGGTATGAGTGTTCCAGCTATTGCCCACCCAATACAGGTTGCCGGATTTAAGGATATCGAGCGCATCAAGATCGGGACGCATGAAGGCGATGGCAACACCCGTGGCCTGGCCAACCTCTTCGCCGCCCAGCCGGAAAAGCGCATCGGTCAAGTTGACCACCGGCTCGCGCATGGCCGCGCGGATCGCCTCGGCCCCCACCGATCCCTCCAGCACGCGCAGGATTGCCGTGCCATCCTCGCGCGAGAAGCGGCCAGGGCCAAGATCGCGCAGGCGATCCAGGGCATTTGCAATGCCCTCCCGCATGCTTTCGTCCCATGCGTTGCTCATGGCGGTCTGGAGCTGGCCATAGAGCTCTCCCCAGGCCTTGGCATCCTTGATCACCACCGAGCGCGCCAAGCGGCGGCGCAGGGCATCGGAAAGGGCTTGTTCGGCGAGGTTCATGCCGCCACTCCCTTTAACATAAGCTGGGCGTGATCACCCCACTGGTGAGCCATCGCTGCGGCAATGCCGGGGAAAAACTTGCTCCGCGCCCTCCAGCGATCCTTGCCGGGGCTGGCCTTATGCACACTATCTCGGGCATTCTTGCCATCTAGGGTGCCGGTTGGGGTGAGCGGGGGAAGGTCCCTTAGCCAGAAACAGGTGCGCTTGCGCTCGTTGTCTGGCCCATCGGGATCGGTGCCGAATTGCCACGGCTGCACTGTTTGCGCCGGGGGCCTATACCCCTTTATCCGGCTTTTTGCATGACGGTGCATCACAGGGTTTTCAACCGCCACACATTGGATATGTGGCACATTCCACACGTCGGAAAACAGATCGGCACCCTCATCAAGCTCGCGCCACATCTCATCGAGCGAGCGGCCCTTCGGGGCTGAGGTCAGCCAGCGCACGCCGCTATTGCAAAGCCTCGTGCAAGGCGGGTGTACAACGGCCATCAAGTCCCATTCGCCCTGCATCGCGTCTCGGATATCGCCTTGAATATGCCGGTTCGATGGAGCATCGGCGGGCAGAAGGTCACATGACCACGCATCATGCCCCCGCGCAAGAAAGGCATCCCTGACAATGCCACTGGTTTCGCATCCGATCAGCACTCTAGCCATAACAACTCCTATTCCTTCCCCTCGGCGCGGCGCATCCGGCGGATACACCTGTTCATGATCAGCCTGCGCTCGGCCACCAGGTCAGCGATGCCGCGTTTGCGGCGCTCGATCCTCATGTGGAGCTTGGCCAGGCGGCGCAGCTCCAGCTCGTTTGCGAACCTCAACCAGGCGGCGCGCAGCCCGAACGGCTCCACCCTTGGGCCACCGTTGTGGCCGATCCCGGCGGGCTTTTGTGCAGCGGGTACCGCTACACGCTCGGTCACCTCATCCCTCATCAACCCCTTGCCTTTTCGGGGTTTTCCGCAAAAAGGTCTTGCTCCTGCGGTTTCGTTTCGTATCCGCGCAGCTCGCGGTTTTCGATCTCTTCCCAGGTGGAGAAGCGATGCCCGCAAATCCGGCATTGCCGGTATCGTTGTTTGACGGTGCCGTTGGGCTTGGTCGCGTAGCAATAGCCGCGCCCGCCGCATTTAGGACACTGCATCGCGGCCCCCTGAACTACCGGCCTCGCGCTGGCGCACCCATTCCTCAAGCCCCAGAATTACCTTGCTCGCCTGGGCGCGGGTGATGAACCGGGTGGAATGCACCTTGGCGGTGCGCGTCACGAAAGAGCGCAGGCGCGCATCCTCCAGGCCTTTCTCCCAACCCATCGAGCGCGCAAGCCCGCCGAGCTTGGCCCATTGGGCCGAGGTCGGGCGCTCGGCCCCGTCCGCCGCTGCACCGATCCCGCCGCGCTCGCGCTCGGGGATCAGGCCATCGCGGCGCAGCCGCTTGATCAGGTCGATCCGCTCGGGCGTGGTGAGCTTGCCCGCCGATCTCTTGCCAGAAAGGCGCTCCAGCCAGTCCTCATAGGCGTCACGGCCATCGCCCCCCTTGGAGACATCACCGAAAAGCCGCTTGGCGGCGATGTGGATCATGGCCAGATCGCTGTTGCGGCGCTTGGGGGATGTCTTGGAATTGGTCATTTTCGGTCTCGGTGTCAGTGCAAAATCGGGGGCGATGGATCATTCAAAATTAAAATGCTCATGGGGGGGGGGAGCGGGAGCTCCTCCTGGTCGAGCATTACGAAAGCCTCGCGGATGTGATCGGGGAGCGTGGTGAATTCGACCTCGGGGCCGCATTCCCCGGTGACAATGCGCAGGCGCTTGCCAAACCACTCTTGCGAAACGTAGGGGCCTGCGCCCCGGGCGCGGGCGATCATCCGGCGTACATGCTTTTCTGTGAGCCCTGCTACCTGGGCGATCTGATCTGGGGTGACAAATGCGGGCGTCATACCGAGAACTCCAGGCCCTTGAGCACGCCCTGAGCTTCGATCACCCGTTGACGTGTCAGCCCATCGGAAAGGCCCATCCCGTCTAGTCGTTCGCTTACATAGCCGAGCAACCTCTGCACACGGCCAACGGCATCCTCTATATCCTTGAGGAGATCGTCCTTTTCATCGCACGGGGTGCAATCGAAGGGATCGCCCCATTCATCATAGCCATATCCGTGATCGTCATAGAGGCCCGCGATCTCGCTTTCGATCAGCGGCTTAGCCCAGGTAATGCAGCCAACCACTTCCAGATTGACGATCAACTCGCCCGTTGTTCTGATCTCGATCTCCGCCATTTTCCTATCTCCTCAGATTGATGCCGCCGCGCTCTACTCGGGAGGAGTTG